TAATAATATATTAATTTAAGGAAAATAAAATGGCAATAGCAACTGGTTCAAATAGTCGTATTGGATATATTACAGAAGTTACAGCTGGTACAACTCCAGCAACTCCTGCTTTCAATGTATTTCCAATTAATGACTTCTCATTACAATTAACTAAAGATACATTTACTGATGCATCAATTTATGCAGATAGACAAAATCATTTCTTTAAGCATGGCAATAAAAAAATTGGTGGTGATGTAACTGTTACATTATTGGGTGTAGGTGCTGCACCTACTGGTAATACATTATTCGATCCATGGTTTGAGTCATTGTTTGGCGCTGCTTGGACATCTAATGTATTAAAGATTGGTAATACACCTAAATCATTTACATTTGAAAAAACAATTACTGATACTGCTGGTACTAATAATTATTTTAGATTTAAAGGTATTCAAGCTACTACTTTAGCACTTGACGTGGCACTAAATGCTCCTGTTAAAGCTAAATTTGGTTTCATAGGTATGGATGCAGATGCAATTGCAACTAGTATTATCACAGGTGCTACTTATGTTGCTCAACCAAGTGCTCCACAACCAATGGTTCATATTAATGCTAATAACTTATTCAAAGAAGGTGGTACTGCTACTACTTTGATGACTGCATTTAGTCTTAATATTGCTGATGGCAGCGATGCTAACCATATATTAGGTTCAGCTGTTGCTAGTAGTATTACTAAATCTAAAGCCACTATCACTGGTAGTGCAACATTTTATTTTAGTGATGCAACATTATATAATAAATTTGTTAATGAAACACAAAGTTCTTTACAAGTAAAATTAAGTGATGGTACACGTGCATATGATATCTTGTTACCAGCAGTAGTTTATAGTGCTGCTACACAGGTTATTAATAATGACAATGTAGTAATTGTTACTATGCCATTCACTGCTGTATATGATAGCACCACTGGTACTAGTATCCAAATTACACGTTCATAACCCACACTAATAAAAGGGGTCGCAATGACCCCTTTTTTATGATATAAAAAGATAAATAAAAATAACAAAGGAGAAGCTAGTATGGCTAAAATCTTAATACCCGCATTAATACCACAAGTCCACAAAGTCATTATTAAACACCCAGTAACAGGTGAAACAACTTTTCAATCACTCGATGGAAGTGAAGTTCAATTGATTATTCATGTTGTTGGTAGAAATAGTAATCAGTGGTTAGATTTTATGCGTGAATTAAAAGTATCTGGGTCAGATGACCGAAATGAATTGTTTTCTCGTATTTCAGAAAAATCAAGAGAATTTGTAGCTAAATTAATCGTTGGTTGGGATGAAAATGGTGCAATAAATGAAAGTTATTCAGAAGAAGCAGCACTTAAATTATTAATGGATGCAAATAATACCTGGATATTGGAGCAATTGCAAGCTGCAATTTTAGATGAAAACAATTTTTTTTTAATGAGTTTCAAGAATTAATAGAATATATTGAATTTACTGCTAGATTGAATACCCCTGTTGGTGATTCAACACCACGCAAGATGTATGAAGAAGCACAAAAACAGGGTATGCCTACACCGCTTGATAATCCACCAACATATTCTACTTACTTTGAACAATTGGTATTATTGTTCTGGGATATAACTCATTATAAAACAGAATATAATTCATATATTGCATTATCAATGATTGAAAGTTATCAGAATTTATTTGAAGTTAAAATCCATCCAACTTATATTTCATTATTATGCCGAATGGATAGAGCATATGTGATTCAAATCAATAAAATATTAAAGGAAACAACAACATGAGTTTATTAAATATAGCGGTTAGTTTAACAGGCGGTCAACAAGCATTATCAATAATATCAGACCTTGGTAATGCAATGGTGGATACTGCTGTTAAAGCAGACCGCATGACTTCAATGATGGAAGCAGCTAGTGGTTCTATGGCTGGATTAAAAGCTGCTGAAGTAGGTGCTGTAAATCTAAAATATGTTGCTACTGTTGCTGATGAAATGGGATTAAGTATCTATGCAGCCAGTGATTCATTCGCTAAATTAACGGCTGCTACTAAAGATACTGCACTTGAAGGGAAAGCAACCCGTGAGATGTTTGAATCATTAAGTGCTGCTAATACTAAATTAGGTGGTAGTACAAGTGATTTAATGGGCATGTTAAATTCTTTCACACAAATGATTAGTAAAAATACTGTATCAATGGAAGAATTACGTGGTCAGTTAGGTGAAAGATTACCAGGTGCTATGAAATTAGCTGCAGATTCAATGGGATTATCAACTGAAGAACTGATTAAAATGATTAGTCAAGGTGATGTTGCAGCAAATGATTTATTACCACGTTTAGCAAAGGCAATTAATGATACTTACAATGATGGTAAATTCGATACCGCTGCTTCTAATCTTAATCGTTTAGGAAATGCTTGGGTTAAATTTAAAGAGTCAATAATTAATAGTGATTTTGTAAATGCAAGTATTAAATCAGTAACAAATGTAATTGATTCAATGTCAGATAAATTAGATGATGAAATATCTAAAACTGAAAGAAGAATCAAAACTTATAAATCATTAGTAGCTAATGCTAAACGATTGTATCCTGAAGGAGTATCTAGTCCAGTTGCGTCTATTGTTGAAATAGGTGGATATAATGTAGATGTAGAACAAGCAAAATTAGATGCATTAATTAAACAACGCGATGAATATAATAAAAGTATATCACAAGTAGGCCAACCATCTGATAAAATTACAATTCCAGCCTATGTTGCTGATACTGCACAATTTGTTCGTGATCAAGAAGAAGATAAATTAAAAATTGTTGAAAATAAACGTCAGAAAGCATTAGATTCAGAAAAACAAGCATATGAATTATCAATCAGAATGGCAGGTGATAATGCCATGATGAAAGAGAATATTGAACGAGCACATAAAGAACGTCTTAATGCAATTAATGAAAAATATAATGACCAACAGAATGTTTTAATAGAATCACAAAATAAGAAAACAACTACAGCTAATGATAAAGCTGCACGTGAACATGAAGCCATGATGGAAAGATCACGTGATTTAATGTCTAATCTTCAAAATGATTATATGACCATTACCAGTAAAACATATACTGATGGTGTTGAAAAGATCAATGGTTTAGCAGAAGCACAGAGCAAGGCTGAAGAAGAAAAGGTTAGAAATGCACATATAACTGGTGCTGAATTAGCTAAAGCAGAAGAAGAATTAGCTAAAGTAAAAATTGCTATTAATGAAAAAGCTGCTGCTGATATTGAGAAATTACAATTAGAAGAACGCCATAAAATTGTTCAATATCAAAATATGACTGCTATGGATATTGCTAAAATTAATTCTGATAAATTAAAACAATTAGAATTAACCCAGCAAGCTGAAATGGATATTATTGAAGAAAGATATCAGAAAGAAATTGAAGCAGCAAGACGAGCTGGTATGGCTACTGATGCTATTGAATCAGCACATCGTTCATTGGTAACTGCTAAAGAACGCCAATTCACTGAACAAAGAACACGTATTTCTGGTGGTTATCTTGATAACTTAACCCTAAAGATGCGTGATAGAATGAATGATCAAGTTAATTTTAATGAGCAATTAGCTGATGTTACAATGAGCAGTGCTGATACTGTAGCTAGTTCATTTGCTGAAATGGCAATTAGTGGTAAAGCTAGTTGGAGTGATTTAGCATTATCAGTTATTAAATCAGTTGAATTAATGATTGCTAAAATATTAATATTAAAAGCAATTGAAGCAGGTATTGGATTGTTTTCTGCTGGTGCTGGAGCTGCTGCTGGTAGTGGTACAGTGGGTAGTGGATTTGCCACAATTGATTCAATGGGATTTGGTTCTGTTGGTAGTGCAACAATGGGTGCTAGTAATTTCGGCGGTAGTATTATGAATATGGGCGGTAGTATTTCACCATCATTTAGTAGTTTACCTAAATTTGCAGAAGGTGGTATCACTAGTGGTCTTTCATTAGCGGGTGAAGCTGGTCCAGAAGCCGTAGTTCCATTATCAGGTGGCAGATCAATTCCTGTACAATTAAGTGGCACTAGTGGTATCCAAATCGGTGCAATCAATGTAACTGTTAGTGGTTCTAAAGATGAAAGCAGTGATGAACAAGGCACTAAAATTGGTGCAGCAATTAGAGCACAATTAGAATCATTAATTGATAATAAAATAGTTAATGCCACAAGAAGTGGTAATGCACTTAATAGAACAGCTATTCAAGCATTTTAAGGATAATATATGACTGATTTTCCAAGTATAGCAATCGCACAAAATTCCAAGAAAACACGTAAAAATAGAGTACTTGTTGCTCAATTTGGTGGTGGATATGGACAATATGCACGTGATGGATTAAATTCATTCTATGACGAATGGAATATAGTTTTAAGTAATTTAACATCAACACAACGCACTACTGTAAATACTTTTTATGAAACAGTAGGCAGTGACCAATGGTTTAATTGGACAGCCCCAGGTGATTCAGTAGTAAAGAAATGGAGAATAAGTAAAGATACTTTTATGGAATCAACACAAGGTGGTCAAATCTATACTATTTCAATGACTTTAGTACAACAATTTGATATAGGATAAATTATGGCTACTATTAATCAAGAAGGGAATAAACTTAATCCAGATGCGTATATTGAATTATATACATTTGATGCATCATTAATTGGTGGTGCAACTTATTATTTCAGCAATACTCCAGGATTAAATGCACCAGTCATATGGCGTGGTAATAGTTATTATCCGTTTCCATTCGAAGTCACTGGTTACGAAACTAAAAGTGATGGTACTGCGCCAAATAAACCAACATTGTCTATTTCAAATGTTAATCAATTTTTTATGCAATCAATATTAACACTTGGTAATTTAACTGGTATGAAAGTGACAAGGTATAGAACTTTTTATAAATTCACAGATGCTGGCACTGAACCTAACATCAATGCTCATTATCCAGTTGAAGAATATATCATTACTAAAAAATTGCCCAGTTCTCCTAAAACTATTATTCAATTTGAAATGTCAAATGTACTTGATAGACAAGGATTGAAATTACCACGTAGACAAATATTGCGTGATCTCGGATTCCCTGCTGCTGCACGTACACGTATGCGTTAATGCGTTATAGATATTTCTATACTTGTTATATACAAGGGGTTTAATGGTGATATGATATGTTCTTTTTATTGAAAATAGATAAATAAAATAGGAGTGCTAGATGGCAACAAATATAAAAGAAATGCATGAACACATAATTAAGTGTTATCCACAAGAAGCAGTGGGTGTTATTATCGATGATATCTTCTATCCATTAGATAATATTGCAGATGACCCAATCAATAATTTCAGAATATCAAAAGAAGATACTGAACAATTATTAGATAA